CTGGGAGTCGAACCCAGTCCTTGAGGCTTATGAGGCCCATGACTTAACCGCTTGTCCTGTCCGCGATGAAGGAAATATTATCTCTTTCTTACATATTTATTATATCATAATTTTCATTTTAAGTCAAATAACTAGACTCTCTAATTTCATACTCTACCCTCTGAGCTACTCGTGCTATTGCGCATAAGATGGGAATCGAACCCACGACACTGAATGTGTTTGTTTGCTGTGAGAGTCTATAATGCGCACTAACAGATTTGAACTGCTGACTTCTTCGGTGTAAACGAAGCGCTCTGCCAACTGAGCTAAGCGCGCACGCGTATAGCATCCATATTACGGTTCTATTTCAACCTTTAACGAGTTGATGCTATTAGTATCTCGGGAAAGCGATGCGGTCATGACTCCGCTTATTGCCGTCGCCCAGTCATCCTCGCGGCCTCTGGTGGAGCATATCGGTTACGATCCGATTTTTCAACCTTGCAAGGGTCGTGTCCTACCGAGTGAACGAATGCCCCATTCACTTTACATATTTATTATATCACAATTTTTATTTTGAGTCAAGTATTTAACTTCTACCTGATTTTGAAGTTGAAGCCAAGCTTCAAATTCTTCTTCAAGTTCTTCATAGCTAGGATTACAAAGAAAATCGTCAAGTTCGTTCATCTTTATTTTCTTCCTCCTAATTCTGGTATCATATTAGTCTTGAAATAAGATTTCGTTCTTGGTTTTTTCTTTCCTACTTACATTAAAATTATAACATAATTTTAACATTTAGTCAAACAATTATTTTTTAAAGTTTAAAGTTTGATAAATTTTACGGGAGTGAATAATGTTTTGTTGTTTGCATTCAGGACAATAAATATATTCTTCCCAATCCCATTGGCATCCATTATTTTTGATGTCGGAATCTTCAAAGGTAAAAACGCATTCACAATTCTTACAAGTCATCATATACGGAGCGTGTCCATGTTTCACAACCTTTATCATTTTTCTTTCCTCCCTACATAAATATTATACAATAATTTTAAAAAATTGTCAAATAATTTATTTTTTAATTTTGAAAAAACTTGCATTGTACTACTAAGAATTGGGAGTTCGTTCATACAATGCAAGTTAATGAAATATAGGTAGCAAGTCTATATTTCGGCAACTTTATCCTTAGGCGTTGCGGCCGCACGTTCATATCGAGAACGAACCGAGCGGTTTTTACCATGCCGTATTCTCCACGCTCACTTAGATTAGGCAGCTAGCATCCTACTAACTTTACTTAACGAAAAAGTTAGCCTACGTCCTCATATTATTCCGGACTAATTTTCAGGGTGAGAAACTCCTGGCGGTATTTGCGTCAGCCTGCGTAACGCATACTTTGTTTTGCGCAAAGGATAAGTATGAATTTCCTATTGTATAAAAGTCCTATCATGGTTCGCATTATAAAGAGGCGTGATAGGCCCTTACTGGTCATTACTTATTTGTCTTGCCGAATAAGTAATGTTATATCTAATAATCCATTGTCTGCTTCCCAATGACAATTGGGACAAAGTGGAATAAGATTATTTAAATCATTAATTGTTGTTATAGGAGTATCATTTGAAAAAGAAGAAATATTTTTTATATGATGTATTTCAACATGTTTTGAATATCCGCAATTAATACATGAACAATTAGGATAAGTTTTAAAATATTTTGTCCTGGCTAAATCACGTATGCGACTATTTACTTGATAAGAACGTTTTTCTTTTGCTTCACCATAAGTTATATTATCCCAAGAAATATTATTTGGATTACATTCATCACAAAGTTTTCTAGAACCAAATTTTTCATATCCTTGTCCAATTATTTTTCCACATTTAGAACAATAATATACTTTTTGTACTCTCTATAAATTATTATATCTTGCTGCACAACTACGATTACAAAATTTTTTCTATCTTATTGCACTTAATTTTTCATTACTCTTACAATAAATTGGTTGCTAACAACATAGACATAAATTAGGATTTTGATTATATTCTTCTCTTGTCATAATATATCACTCCAATTGGTACTCCCTCTGGGACTCTAACCCAGGACACCGGACTTAGAAGGACCGTGCTCTATACAACTGAGCTAAGGGAGCATGTAAACGGGTTGATTATGGCTCAACCCGTAAGCCATGTCAACCAAAAAGAAAAGGATTAAAAATATCGAATAGAGAAGGGATGTCATCAGCAGAGTTAGAACTCCAATGATAACTGCCATATTTTTTTACAAAAGCATCTACCTTATCACGATAAACTTTTTGCGCTGCATCAATCTGCTCTTTACAGTTCTTTTGTACTTCAAGCATGTTCTTGCGTGCGGCTTCAATGTCTGCAGCCATAGCCTTACGTTCCGCAGCTTCCTTCTCTTTCTGAGCCTTTTCTTCCGCGGCCTTGCGTTCTGCTAAAATCTTTTGACGATTTTCAATTTCTTTTAGTTCAAATTCTGCCTTATTGGCGTCTTCAATTGAACTATAAAACTTGTTAGTTTTGTCTGAATAAATTTTGATTGCCATATAAGTTCCTCTCCTTATATTTACGGTTCCTATCCCGTATTTATTAAATGATAGGGAAGATTTCTCTTTCCCCTCATCACATATATATTATACCAAAGATTTTATAAAAAGTCAAATATTTAATACCAACGTTCAATTTTATATGAAGTGGGTTTTTTCATAGCGGAAAGTAAATAAGTTATATCTACTCTATACCATTTATCTTCTATTTTTACACTATTCCAGGCATGATAGCCTTTATCAGCATATCCAATAACTAATTTTGCTGGTAGCCCGACCGCGCGAAACATGATGGTCATAATAGCAGATAAATCAAAACAGGTGCCTCGCTTTATTTTCCAACTGTTTTCTATTGCTGGCATTTCACCCTATTTTGTCATTGCCGCTTTCACAAAATTATAGAAAAATTTTGTTTTCATGTAATTTTTAATTTTTAAATATTTTTCTTTATCCGTAGTACAATCTTTACATAATTCTTGTGCGGTAGCAATAATTTCTTTATCTTCTACAACGAACTAATTAAATTTTAAAAAAGGTACGTCAGGATTTGAAAATTTTATATTCTTTTTTATTTTATTTTTAGGTGAGTAAGACTTTCCAATAAGTTGCTAATAAAAAGTAATTTCATAATCTCCTTCACCAAACTATAAAGGAAATTTTTCTGTTTCTCCATTGTTTTTCAAATCATAATAAATATTATGGTTCTATGATTTTACTTGTATTTTTAATCTTTTATCAGCAATTGCGGAAGCAGTAAAGTAACCATCATAAAAATTACATTTTAAATCCTTCATCTTACTCACCTTCTTATATTAAATTTCTTTCCAACCCGCAGGATAAGCAGTGGGAGACCAAATGTTATTGCTAATAACACTTTCGTAAATCTTACCATCGAATCTTACTTTATCTCCAATTTGATAACCGTTTGTACTATCTGGCTATTCCCAATCATAAATTATATTTTCATCTGGAATCAAAACCTTTGCCCATAAGCTTGGTGTAACTTCTGGAGCCCAGGTAGCCTGTGGGATATGATCTTGAAGGCATTTATATAAAATTCCATTAGAACGAACACGAAAACCTTTTTCATATTTATTTTCGTCTTTATTCCATTCTGGAAATAATTGTACAGCTTCAAGCGCGTCTGTATCATCAAGAGAAATTGCGGCCTTTTCAATTAGCGGGCGTAATTTTTTAGCTAGTTCCATTAATGTCATAATTAATCAACTCCTAATAAAATTTTTGCCGCGGCAAGTTCTTCTTGTAATTCTGTAATCGCGCGCGCATTGTTATCATTTAATACAGTAATATATTCATCTTTATCATATTCAACATAATCGTATTCGTAGCCTTCCATTCTATATCCATCAATAATTTCAGAATAAGGTTCAATATTAGAAGCTACAAATACTTTTGTTGGAGTAAAAGTTATTTCTTTTGGGCTTGCGATTCCGCGTACTCTACCAAAATCTTTCATTTAAATCACACTCCCATTCTACGCTTCCAAGAAGTATAATTAGCATTATATATACTATTCTTTTTAGGAATAAACATTAAGCGCGCTCCGTATGATTTAGAAGGAGCTTCGGCAGGAGTTTTGTCGCAAGCATAGTAAAATGGACCGTCACCATCTCCGAATGCCCAATGCCCGCCTACAGCAATAATGTTTATATTATTTAAATTAGCAACAGACCATAGATTATCTCCAACAGGAGCCGCACTATTAGCAGTTGATTCACAAGAGGCAGGTAAAAATACCCAATCATATTTACTGTTACCATATCCCATTGCAGATACCCAACCATAAATTGAAGGTAGACAAAAACCCACACTTTCATAGTTATCTTCTATTGAGGAGGACGAATAATTAAAATCAGAACAAATATAAGGAATACCACCATTTAGTGTGCCATTACCATAAATATTCGTTCCACCAATCATCTTCCACATATTACCCCAAGGATTTTCTTGTCCTCTATAACTAATCGCACGGCGTCCCTAATCAGTGTAAACATTAGTATTACCATTTATTTCATTAGTTGTGGAAGTTGCAGCGCCTGAGCTATTGCCTAATGAAGCGGTAGAGCCAGTAATAGAAGAACAATTATAACCGCCCTAACTAGTAATATTACAAATACCTTTTTCTAACGCTTCTTGTCCATTCATTAAACCAAATTCAATTATTTCTAACATTTGATTTGCGCTTTCAGCAGCCATATTTGTAATATGCCATCCTTCTCCACGATTAGTAGCGAGTTTTTCCGCATTTTCAATTGTTAAAGTTGTATTATAACCACTAATTGGCTTGGCCCCTGCGATAGAAGATAACATATCATTATCAAAATCAACTAGTCCATTATCATTTAAGTTATACTGATTAGCTGATTTATCGAAGGTGCATCCTTCATAAGCAGATAATAATACATATTCTAATTCGTTGCCTTCATTGTCTATAAATAATGGATGAAGTTTAAATCCAGTTTTTGGCGTAGCAGAAATAACAATAGATTCGGTTTTTATTGCCTTACCTATTTTTAAATTATTAGTAGTGATAGGTATCCGCCGATAATAAAATTTAGGTTGATAGACCATTACCTGTCCATTGCTTCCGTCATCTCTATATCCGCTATCTCCATAAAAAGCTAGTATTACTCCATTATCGGCTACATTACAACGCATACGACCACCATACATTAAATAATCATTAAAATCGGTTGCGTTTGTAGCTTCCTATGTTCTTGTAAAAGATTTATTTTCATAATCAATTTGAAGTCCAAGTCCATCTACGGAAGTATAAGAGCCAGATTTTATTAGTGCTTCAATAATATCTTCTTCACTAGTTGTGCCGGGCATTATAGTTCCATCTTCTCCAATTACAACAATATTACCGGCTTTTTCTGGATCAAACTGAGTAGCGCCTCCGCCGTCAGTAATTTTACTATCTACATAATCTTTAATTGCTTTTTGAGTCATTGAGCCATCTTCGTTGTTTCCAGCAGAAGTATAATTTTTTTCTAAAATATACTTACCTTTATTGCCTATCGTTGCAGTGCGGATTTTTACCGCACTTGTATTTTCATCAGCGATTGTAACCGTATCTCCACCACTTTGAGCGGCGGCAGTAATACGATTTTCGAGCGCGGGAATCGTTGTAGAATTTAATGTCGAAATAGAAGATTGTAATTCTTCAATGTCAGAATTTACTTCTTCTAATCTTTCATCTACTGTATTTCCAACTAAATTTTGTGCGGCGGTTTCTATATCTGCTTTCATATCATCAAATTCTGCGGCGGCCTACGCAGCTTTATCTG